TATAATAGTGGGTATGCGATTGACGCCTGGTCGAATTCGTACAATTGTCTTACTTGTAAGACGTATAAGACACCTTATGGCAACTCAAGGTCCGAAAGGAACTTGCTTAACACTTAAAGCCTCTGCTGTATTGCTACAGCAGTCTTTAGGTGGCCATAGAATTGCTAATCCTCGGTTAATATCCGGGATGGCAGTTTCACGGGGTGGATCTTTACCTCGGATTATCTTAGCTCAGCATAGAGCGGAGATCCGGGGCGGAGATACTAAACTTGCTAAATTCTACCTTTCGGTTCTGAACGTATATCGAGAGATCGAATACGATTCAGTTCCTGGGCTGAAATCGATCACTGAGCCAGACTTTGGTACTCACGCTGTAGATGAATTTATCTATAGCAAAATACCTTGGTTTGTCCGGTTATTTGTTTTCCGGAGATTCTCCTTCGAGCAATTGATGGAGAAACTCTGGAGTTTGGCGGGTTCTGTTGAACCGATCTTCCGGTCATCTCCTGGAACCTTTAAATTGGTTAAAGGAGATGTGGAAGAAGAGTACTCTTTCTCGACTCATCCGGTGGTGCTTCTTAGAAATCTAAGAACACTAGCGGCTGATCCATCACTAAGAAAGTCCTTTATGGAGGTGTTAGGGTTTACCCGAAACTCCTTAGTAAGGGACCTCTTTATGATGCCCATAAAAGCTGGCCTTCACAACGAACTTCTTACGAAGTCGCCGAGTTTAGGTAAACTTGGGGTTAAAGAGGAAGCAGCAGGTAAAGTTAGATTGTTTGCGATGGTTGACGCTTGGACCCAATGGGCCCTAACGCCGCTACACAAACTTCTCTTCGAGATCCTGAGAGGGGTCCCTGAAGATGGAACCTTTGATCAGGAGGCTCCGCTCTACAAAGTAGACGGATTTCCTGGTCTTTGGTCTCTCGACTTGACAGCTGCTACCGACAGATTGGCGGTGAAACTACAAGTGGCTCTGCTAACCTATTTATTTAGGTCGGCAACCTTCGCGAATGCTTGGGCGAACCTTCTTGTAGGTAGAGGTTACCGGTTCTCGACTTTTAAATATGCTGCTTTCGCAGGCACATATAAGTACGCCGTGGGGCAACCCATGGGTGCGTTAAGTTCCTGGGCTATGTTAGCCTTTACTCACCACTTTTTAGTACAAGTGGCCGCCTATATGGCTGGTCCAGAGTATGCCTCGGCTACTCGGCTGTATAGGAACTACGCCATTTTAGGGGATGATCTAGTTATTGGGGATTACGAAGTTAAGCGATGCTACTTAGTAGTTATTGCTTCACTTGGTATTAAGTGTGGATTGCATAAATCCTTACTTTCCCCCAAAGGCCTAGCGTTGGAGTTTGCCAAACGAACCATTTGGCTAGGTGTGGACGTGAGTCCAGTACCTCTTAAAGAACTCGCAGCTTCTACTAGAACTTTACCTGAGTTCCTTCAGTTTGTACGAAAGTACAAATTGGAGCTAACTCAGGCCCTAAGGGCGTTTGGTTTTGGTTGGCGGTCTATCACGTGGTTGAATAAACCACTTGGTAAACTGTCTTCCTCAATCAGACTTATCATCCTTGGTTTATCGATACCTGCTGACGCGGATTCGGTGGAGAAATTCTTCTCTCTCGGATCCCCGGCGGTAGTTCGATACCATACGGAAGTGGCTGACTTGGTCCGGTCATTTTCGGTATTGGAAGTTAATAAACTGAGACGACAACTGGCGAAATTCCAGTTGGAGTTAGTGAAAACTAATCCGGCCTTATGGTCCGGACTCTCAGTAGGCGTTCTTCAGCGATTGGAGAAATCAACATTGTTGAGACTTCTACAAAACCTGAAAGACGATGGGAAAGGGCTTACGCCCTATGCCCAGGCCAGAATGCAAGCATATGGTCTTATTAACTGGTACTCGATATGGGGTACTTTCTTTGAGTGGATTGACGCAATGTGGGAGCCTTTTAAACGAAGACTGTACATATTGTCAGATTCAATCATAGGAGAACTACCTCATCCTATCGATGATCCCTTCCTGTACTATTTCCGGTACATTCGAGTATTATCTCGATGGAACGAACTTAGTATGGCTCCACTGGCTATGGAACGGCCAGGTGAGACGGACAAATTGCGGGGCTTGCCCCCAATCCAGATCCGACTTTGGAGAAAATGGTCCGGCGTGTTCCAAGGAACACAAGACCTTTCCGCGGTAAATATTTTACCACGGATTGGTTCCAAAGCTAACCCTCGAAGAGGGATTGGCTTTGTGATGTACGATTAGATCAGCGTTTCGCATTATTTGCGGCGCAGGGATTACTCCCTGTAACCCGCAATAAGTATTGAAAACGGATCTTACCGTAGTCTCTGTGATAAAGTCCGCGCAAGCGGCGGGGATCACAGAGTA